GCGAGGAGTAGGAAGAGTTCCATTATCCTATAGCAGGAGCAACTAGAGCAACCTCTGTGACATCAGCAGCAGCAAGGTCTAGAGGGAAGTTGTGTGCATTTCTTTCATGCATAACTTCCATACCTAGGTTTGCTCTGTTAAGCACGTCACCCCATGTAGGAACAACTTTACCATTAGCGTCTACTACAGACTGGTTGAAGTTGAAACCATTAAGGTTGAATGCCATTGTACAGATACCCATTGAGGTTAACCATACACAGATTACAGGCCACGAAGCAAGAAAAAAGTGAAGACTACGACTGTTGTTAAAGCTAGCATACTGGAAGATAAGTCTACCAAAGTATCCATGAGCTGCAACAATGTTGTATGTTTCTTCTTCTTGTCCGAATTTGTATCCATAGTTCTGTGAATCTAGTCCAGTAGTCTCACGGATGAGTGAGGATGTGACCAAGGAACCATGCATAGCACTGAAGAGAGCACCACCAAACATACCTGCCACACCTGCCATGTGGAATGGATGCATGAGGATATTATGCTCCGCTTGGAAGACAAACATAAAGTTGAATGTCCCTGAGATTCCCAACGGCATACCGTCAGAGAATGATCCTTGTCCGAAAGGATAGACCAAGAAGACTGCAAAGGCAGCTGAGACTGGTGCAGAATAAGCAACACAAATCCAAGGGCGCATACCCAAGCGATAGGATAACTCCCACTGTCTACCCATGTAGGCAGAGATACCAATAAGGAAGTGGAAGATTACTAACTGATATGGACCTCCGTTATACAACCACTCATCTAGTGTGGCAGCTTCCCATATGGGATAGAAGTGTAATCCGATAGCGTTAGAGGATGGAACGACAGCACCAGAGATGATGTTGTTTCCATACATGAATGAACCAGCAACTGGTTCACGAATCCCGTCGATATCTACGGGAGGAGCAGCAATGAATGCAACTATGAAGCAAGTAGCAGCAGCTAACAAGCAAGGAATCATAAGAACTCCAAACCAACCAACATAAATGCGGTTGTTTGTACTTGTAACCCACTCACAAAACTCACTCCAATTAGCTAGCAGACCTTGCTCTTTTCTTTGAAGAGTTGTCATCTAATTAATAGAACGTTTTTGTTTGCGGTATGATTAGGACTGATATCTCCGTTTAGTCCTGGTCAGGAGTAAGATGAATGTCTCTAAATCAAGACACTAATACTATATATGAAGTTTTGTATCTTGTCAAGCTACTTGTGCCAGTTCTGCGAACCGCCACCTTCCCAAGGTGAATGCTTCTTAATATAATCTACATCACTCTGAGCATTTTCCGATCCACCTACATGAAATGGATTGTTTCTTGCTGTTGCAATCTCGTACATCTTCTGATGTATGTCTGCTATCTCTTCCTCTGGACGAGGATTTTCATCTGCTTTATCTGTTGCCATGGGCCATGTATCATAAGGGTGTGGGACATCATCAAACCATGCGTCCAATGGTAGTCTATGTATTGGTGATTTCATCCTTTGTAATCGTGGAAGTCTAGTTTTAATACAGGTTCGTCATCAAATAGGATGTCTCCTGACTCTTGTGAGGTAGACCATTCCTCATCATCTAAAGGTGATTCCCAAGGTTCTCTTTCCATTATACTCTAGGTTTTAATAGTGCTGGTACATCACCGTCACCATCATCTTCACCATCATCCCAAGGGTCATCTATCTGAGGACCACTGTCAAGACGTTTCTTTAATGATTGTAGCATAGGATCTTGTGGAACCTGCTGAAAGTTTACAACCATTAACTCATCACCATTCTTTACGTCCACCATCTCAGGATGGATGGCACGTGTTACTTGTCTCTTCTCTACTACTGGTTTACTTAACTCCTGAGCTGCTTTAAAACCACCAGACATCAACCTCACAGCATTGTAAAAGAGGTAGACACTGATGGCAATGTATATTAGTGCAAACATTAGTCTTTATTACTTACCCATTTCTTTTTATTCTTATCGTATCTCTTGACCTCTCCTCTCTTCAGTCCTGTCTCCTTTGCTTTAGCAACAAACTGTTTGTAAGTTGGAGAGTCTTTTGAATGCCCAGTCTTTTTCTTACCGTGCATCATACGATCTTTCTTATACTTTAACTCTGCTTCCTTCTCTTTAGTTTTCTGACGATTCTTTTCATCGTCAAATGTGTCACCATACTTCTCCCACAACCAAGGTTTAAACCTAGCTTGCTTGTCAAAGATTTCTGGTAGAAGGTTCATGAGAAGACAGTCTCTTTCAGGTATTTATACATCGTTGGCATCGACTGTGCCAATTCTTTGCGTTGTATGTACATATCATACCACATAGATACAGTGTTTTTATCCACTGTTGTGACACTTTTGTGATAGTCACTCCTCCTCTTAACAATATTAGTATTCTCACTACCTGCATAGATGAATACTATAGGTTGTTGAGCATGAGGTATAGGTTCACTTGTAACATCATGGAAGTTAATCATTTCATGTGCTGATCCACCCTCACTAGGGTATTCCATCTGATCTGTTACCTCCCTCCAGAATGATGTGTCTCTACGTCTTGAATAATAATAGTGTGCTTCTACAAACTCTCTCCACCCATCCAAATGCTCTGACATATTCCTATTGAATCTATCTCTTGCAAACTGTCCTGGTAAACCCTCCTCTAATATATCACAGAGAGCAAGGATACCTTGACCTGTATTGAATAGAGATGTGGACTCAAGTGGTTCAATAAAACCATAAGACAATCCAATCTTCACACAGTTACCAACCCATGCTTCCTTATACCTACCATTCCTAAACTTAATTACTCTACCATCACCAAACTCTTCCTTCGCTTCATCTTCAGTGATATGTTTACTGGAGAATACATATCCCTCTGAAATATAATCCCATGTTGGTATGGTCCACTGCCAACCAGCACTCATACCCCTTGCGTTGGTGTATGGTACCATCTCCTTATCTTTATCAATATAATCTCTCTTCCTTACGATAGCAGTGTCCACCAGTATAGTATCAAATGGCATCCAACTACTCTGTGCTCCACCTAGTGTAGATGTTTGCCCAGTACAGTCGATAAAGAGATCTGCGTTAACCTTCGGTGCCCTGAGGTCGTACGGTCCTCTCTCCACCAAGAGATGTTGAATTCCTCCTTGTCCATACATAACCGACTCAACCTTACGATCATCCACTCTAACATTACTACAGAAATTCTCTTGTAAAAAGGCAACGAATTTACTGCCATCGATGTGAAACGATCTGTCTTTAGATATGTCATATGGATCTATCAATGGATGATTAAGTGGAATCCTACCCTCTTCGGCCACCGTAGTACCAGGCATGAAAGTTTCAGCAAAGGGTGGAGTCTTCTCTGGATAGAATGCTTTTGCTTGCATCCACTGATGATATGTAGGTTCACGTGACTCCTGTTGACCATTAGGGTAATGGAATACGTGATCTTTCTGATAGAAATCTTGAAATCTGGATGACATTTTATATGTTGCACGTGCAGCACGTAAAAAATCACCATCACTTAAACCAAGGTACTTTATGTACTGATCTATGTGTGGGGTGGTTGATTCACCTACACCTATGGGTTCATTACCTCTAAAGATAGTAATGTCATGCTCTTGCTTTGCCAAAGCAGCAGCAGTCATCCAACCAGCAGTACCACCTCCTACAATAACAATATTCATTTTTCATTCCATGCTTTTAGTATTGCATCACATGCCATCTTAAAATAGTCACCTCTAAACTGTGATACTTCTTCTTGTAATAGATTGTCCTTAGTGGGAATATATTTATCAAGTTGGCCACTCTCTACAAAGTCGTGCGAAAATTGATAGACCTCATGTGATATGGGTATGTTATTTGATGAGAAACATGCTAAACAAATCTTTCTCTCGTTAAGCTTCTGCTCTAGTCTCCACTCTTCATTCATAACTTTACCCAGTGTGATTTCATATGGTCTTTTATACTATTAATATATCCCTCTTCTGTATAGATGTCAAATGCTAATGTGATTCTTTCTTGATCGTCCACTACCTTATCAGTACCATGCTTAACCCAACTAGGGAAGAGAGTAATCTTACCAACCTCATTAGGTGATGACCAAGGGTCACCTCCATATGGATTCCAATAGTGTGTGCTAGTGTCTGTAGTCTGTACACAAACATGACCACTAAGATAAGTCCATGCATCTTTGCCATGTGAGTGTGGTGCTATCTGATCTCCTTTCCTCATCACATTAGCCCAACACTGAGCATAGATGGGAGGTGGAGTAGGAGCACCTAACTCAGTGACAAACTGGTCATGTGTTCTCTTAATGGTCTGTTTTAATTGTTTGGCAGTATCAAATTCAAATAAATTATATCTGTTAGACCTAGAGGTTAAACTATTGGGACCTAATTTGGTACCCCAATCATCTTCAAACTCATACTGATCTATAATATCCTTCTCCTTACTAAGGATCTCCTCCTTAAGATCTGTCAAAGATATCTTAAGATTATCCTCACAGAAATAATACTCCCACCAAGGAGCAAAAGGAGTATAGGTGTCACCACTAGTGAATTTCACTATTTTCATTGACCATCCTCAGTTTTTTCATTGTCTCTTCCTTTCTCATTAGTGCACATACACCCATCAGAAAGTTTGCTTTCATTCTACTAAGGTTTCTATATTTTCGCAAGGGGATCCACTCCTCCTTGTGACAGTATTCTAATCGGTACACTGCTCATCCGAACGTCACTCCAATAGTAATTATAAGAGCAAGCTCTAGAAGGGGATGCCACCCTTGAGGAATTGTTATTAATGTTGTTTCTAACCCTGCCATATCATATCAGGCATTCCCTGCCCTGGTCTTACTACAAATAAAAGGATCGCATAGCCGACAAACCAAATAATATTAAAGAGCCATGCTTGGCGATAAAGGTACTTTCTAACTCCCATAGAGAGTATAACATTTCGTACTGCGTTAGGGTCATCTTCGTTACCTGTTGCTCTAAAGATTTGCTCAATAATTACTGCAATGATTGTGCCTATCACTAGAGGATAGAATACAAAGTTTGCAAAGGACATTACTGCTATAATAAAAGTCATTTTTTAGGATAAAGTCTCGCTACTTTTTCTTTACGAATCTTTTCTTTATTTCTTCTCTCTTCCACCTTCTCATCCCACCACTTGACAGGCCACCTTTGAAGTTTCAAGGCAGCTAACCATAATTTCTTTCGTGGGAGACGAAGTTTCATGTCTTCTTAGGTTTATGACCATGTGCTATGCCTAGCTCATGCATCTTAGAATGCTCATCGATCTCATCTCTGAGTCCTTCCTTACCTTTACCGAATGTCATGTAAATTCCATAACCTAGTAGTCCTATAACAATTACTCCAATTATTATAGGTATAGCAAGACCAGCTTCAATCAAAGGTTGCTTCTCCCATGTACCTGGTAAGGTATACACGGATGGTTTTGCTAGGAAGATCATTGGATTACCATCCAAGATAAGTCAGTGAATGCAGTTGCGGCTAAGACGCAACCAAAAACTATAAAAGGCATAGTATTAAGTAGGTAATGTTGCTGGTATCATTTTACCACCATCTCTATCGTCGTCATCATCATTGTTGATGGCACGGAGAAGTAGTTCAACTACGACTAAAGCACCCATCGGGTAAAATACCCAGAGGAGTGCTACTAGTGGTGATATACTGTCTGTTGCGGCTGTAAAGTCGCTCATTTGTATTGTTAACTTTTGTGAATAAGTATTTATACTTTAGAAGATTCCAGGAATGATTTGTCCTGTGGTGACGTAGGCACCTATTGCTGCGACAAAACCAATCATGGCTGCCCAACCGTTAAACTTTTCTGCTTCTGGTGTCATTTTTCTTAGATTAATAGGGGTAGAAATTTAAAGAGACCTGCGTTCGACTACGCAAATCCAGGTATGATCCATCCAAAGATGGAGTAGTTGATTACTGCTGCTACTAGTCCAATCATCGCAAGGCGACCATTGAGTAACTCAGCATTTTTCCAATAGTCTGCGTCGTAATCGACTTCGATTCTTGGTTCAGTTGGGAAGATGTTTTGCCTTCCACCTGATTCGGTAGTTGTGTACCGTTTTGCCACTGATTGTGTCATCGTGTTAACTTATGTTAAGTAACGTTACATAATTATATAGCAAAGATAAAATTCCGTCAAGCCCACTAGGTGTTGATACCTACACCTCCATTAGGAATCGTTATTAATGTCATCACCAAAAGTTATGACATCATTCCCATAGGATGCGAGGTCAAAATTTACTGGTCCTGCTGCGTATGTCGCATTGCTTGTATCAATATTGATATCATCATTGAATGTTATTGCATCTTCTAGCGTAGAGTCAGGTGTGAATGTGATACCTGTATCATGATGCCCTAGTCCTTTGTTAACAGACTTAAGAGTATTGTATGCTGAGAGGATATCCTCTAAGTCTTTATCCGTGAAGTCACCGTCCAGTGCTGCTGTTAGTGCTTCCTTTACTGCTGTGATAGCAGTATCTAATTTTCCATGTAATCCACAAGTCATTTACTTTCTCCGTAGTGTGTTTAAGTGATCGATAATGTCATCTCGAATCCACATCAGTTCATTATAGCACTTTTGGTTGTGTGCACAAGAGCGTAGTGAATCGTCAGGTTTATGGACAGATTCAATGAAGATATCGAGTGCTCGATTAAAACATTCATCCTGTCCTTCTTTTGGGATTGCCCCTTGGTCTTTCATAGTAGTAACTTAGACATAAGCAAACCAACCAGTTATGATTTGCTTTTCTGACGTGTGACTAACTCTTCCACGATGGAAATGAGTCCAATCAGCAGGCCATATAACAGTATAACCTTTTTTTGCTGGTACGTAAAGGTCTTGATGATACCATTCTGTACCACCATCGGGTACATCATTAAGGTATGTCATAAAGACTAGGTGTCTAAAGGCAGTACCAGGTAGAGCATTCAACCTCTCGGTATGCCACTCTTTAAACCCACCACCTTTAGGATACCATTGCATACTCAAAGGTTCAACGATTTGAAACCTAGAAGTATTACAGAAAGGAAACTCCTTTATATAGTCCTCCAATACTCCCTGCAATTCACCAAGATAGTCTTGGATATGTGGCATTGATATCTGATGAGGTACTATACAATCCATAGACTCTTTGAGCTCATGGTTGGTAGTCACATCACCTTGAGCATACACCTGTCCTGGTTGGACACGTAAGAATTTTTGGTTCTCCCAGAATTCTATGAGGTGATCGCATACCTCGTCAGGTATCTGTCTACCCCATACAAAATCTGTACCCTTCTTACAAAGTAACTCTTTATAAACTGTAAACTCTTCGGGTATACTCATGTCGCATTAAAACTAATTACTGTTCTATCATTCATATTGTTTACCTCATCATCCTTACCATGTCTCAACCAACTTGGAAACAATAGTAGGTCTCCCTTATTAACCTTAATAAATTGATGCTCCATATTATATGGAGTGATC